ACTGCAACACGGTGCCTCGCGTGCGCTCACCAGCCAGCGCCACAGGCAGCATGTGCCAGGCGTCGCCGTAGCTGTACAGGCGCCACTGATATGTGATGCACAGCGATTGCAGCAAATCGTAGCAGCTTACGTACTCAGTTACGTTGTTGCTGTTTATGCTGCTAAATGGGTTTGTGTGAATGCGAGACCGCTGGATGCTTTTCAGAGATGTGCCTGCTGGGTGCGTTTCCGCAGCCATGATGTAGTCGTCCTCACTATAGACATCCTCCGCCCACGCCAGCCTGTACTCCGTGCCGCTGTTCTGCGCGTTGAGGTATGTGTACAGGCTCCACTTCTCCTGTATGTTCTTGACAATATCGTAGATCGTTTGATACCCAGTGTAGGCCGTGCCCGAGTTATTGTAATCTACATGCCTTAAAAGGCTCAGGCCGTCCGTTGCCACAATGGTCACCTCTTTATTGGTGCTGTCCTCGTTCACCTCGAACTCCTCCACCAATATGCTGCCAACCCAAATGCGTGTGCTGTCGCGCAGCACCTCCAACAAATAGTCACCGTCGGTGCTGGTGGCCAGTGCGGTCAACAATTGGTTCAGTTTGTTGTGGATGTCAGCAGGCCACAGCGTCGTCACCTCGCAACGTGAGTGCATGATGCCTGGCACCAACGCGCTGTCGTCAACGCTTTCGTACTTTAGCGCAAAGCCGTTGGCAGCAAGGCTAAACTCTGTTGTCAAATCGCTGCCAGCTGCAGTGCGAATGATGCGCACCTCGTAGCTGTCTTCGTTCAAAGACTCTCCAACACCCTTGGCTAGTAAGTAGCTGCTCATGCGTAACGGTTGCGGGCGCTGTTGCTGCGTGCGTTGCTTAAAAATATGTCGTCGCCCTTAATGCGTCCGACTACCTCGACAACGCCGCCGCCCATCATGTCTTTTAATTTACTCAACGGCGCCACAACTTCGGGATCAATTGCCGCGTTTCTGTTGTCGCCAACCATGGCCATAGTTGGGCCGTAGGCAAGGCCGCCGTTGGCCAGTGCTGGCACTTGGATGCGGTCAAGCAATCCTGCGCCCACGGTGAGCGCTACAGCTCGCGCTACGTTGCCAGTGGCAAGCGCCTTGGCGACACCAATTGCAAGGTACTGCTTAATGATTTGCCGCGCGACGTCAACAAGGCCCTCAGCAAATGACTCTGCTGTTGCTGCTGCACTGCCAAATGCATCTACCATGCCTTTCTGCAAATCAGTTGACGCTGCTTTAACTGTCTCCGCTGTTTTGACTACCTGTGGACCCATTTTTTCTAAGCTGTCTAACAGGTTGTCGATAGTCTGCACCGCTGGCTCTACTGCGCTGCTAGTGCCTTCAAACAACGCTTGAAACTTGGCAAAGATTTCATCCTTTGTTGGCAGCGCGTCGTCAGGCAGCAGCTCAATTTTTTCTCGGACAATGGCGTCCTCGTATGCCTTAGCAAAGTCTTGCGCAATTTCTTCGCCTGTGTTTTTTATGTCCTTACCAACTTCTGCGAGCCCGTCAGTTAGTGTATCAAAAGCGCCGCTAAAATCTTGATCAAAGATGGCCTGTTTCGCTGCCTTAAAAATTGTAGCAAACAACTTGCCTACTGATGTAAACGCCGTGACAATGGCTTTACCAGTGCTCACAAAGGCGGTCTTAACAAAGCCAATTACAATGCGAAGATTTTCGCTCTCGTTAAACAGCGTTATTAATTCGTTCGCAGCATTTGTTAAAGGCTCGCGGATGTCGTCGTAAAAATGCACAAACGCAGCAACTAGCAAGCCAATAGCCGCAATGGTCAACCCAATAGGGCTGGTCAATAAAGCTATAGCTTTAACGACCGAAGTTATACCAATAATTGCTGGTCCAAGAGCTGCCGCAAAAGTTGCTACGCCAATTATGAGCTGTTTTGTGCCATCGTCAAGCTCTGTAAACTTCTGAGCAAGATTGGTGAAACCGTCAAGCGCTTTACTAACAATAGGCAGCAGCTGCTCGCCTAATGAAGCCAAAGCCAATTTAGCGTTGTCTAGTGCTGTGCTGAACTTGCCCGACACAGTTTGACTAAGTCGCAGCATAGCGCCCTCAGCAAAGCCGCCTTCACCTGCGAATGACTGCAGCACTTGGTTGAACTGCTCAACGCTAACAGCGCCTGCGCCTAGCTTATCTGCAGGCAGGCCTGTCGCCTCGCTCAGTGCAGTGAAAATTGGAATGCCTCGCTCGGCAAGCTGGTTCAGGTTCTCAAGCTCCACCTTGCCTTTGGCGTTGACCTTGGCGAAGATGGCTGCAATCTCGTCAATACTGCTGCCGCTGGTGGCTGCGATGTCGCCAAGAAACTGCAGCTGGGTGTTGACGTCCGCAATGTCTGTGCCGCTCGCGATCAGCTGCCGTGCCGACTTGGCTACTGCGTCAAGCTGAAACGGTGTCTTAGCCGTGAACGCTGTCAGCTGCTGCATCATCTTGCCTGCCTGCTCGACGCCGCCCGTCAAGCTCACAAACGACGTTTCTAGCGTCTCTAGGTCTGCTGCGCTTTTAAGTGCTGCCGCGCCCACTGCCGCCAATGGCAAGGACAGGCTGCGCGTCATGTCCTGACCTAGCTGCTTGATGTTGCTGGTCATGCCACGCAAGTTGCGCTGCACTCTGCCCAACGACTTGTTGAGGTCTTTAGTGTCAGCTCCTATCCGTACTACGAGGTCTCCGAGTTTCGCCATTTTTCTTTGCTAATGCTTTGAGCTGTGCCCAGCCAGTGTGAATGCCAGTCTTTGGCTTCTCTTCCCAAGGAAACACTGCAAGGTCTTTTGGCCTCACGTTGCTTCCTTTCTTAGTGTGTACGTTTAGCAGTAACGCGGTTTGCCATCGCGTACGTTCCCAGTCCACGCGTTGCTGCGCCTCCTGAGCTTTGTAGCGACCGCGCACCGCGTTGCCAAACTCCCTGAATGTAAGGTCATACAGAAGGCAAGGACTCAGGCACAGTAGCCCGAGTCCAAGCTCTTCTATTTCGTCCCATTCAAGTGGTGTGTTGTCTCCTGGTTCTCCGTTTTTTTTTGCGGAGTCATAGAAGATTCAATCACCTCAACAACAGCAGTCAGATCCTGCACGTCAATCAGTCCTAGAAAATCGTCCACTTCCATGTCAAAGCTCATGCCTTGTTTCTTGCAGCCTTCCTGCACAAAGTAGTAAAGCAGCTCAGGCATCAGGGTGACATCCTCGCTGTCGATGTTTGCCACCTTGTGTCCAGTCGCTTGCTCAAAGCTGCGCCAGGCGCGCATGTTAGCCTTGACTGGGAATGTCCTACCGTCTAGGGTGATGGTCATGCGCTAGGAACAAATGTTGGGTCAGTGACGCACTCGAAGGTTGCAGTGTACGACGCGTTGTCTTCAGTGCCTGCGCTCAGCTCCAAGCTGGTGCAGAAGGCCTTAAAGTCAATATCCATGTCATCCGTGATCTCAGTGTCGTCAGACTGCTGGAATGATGCGATAGTGACGTCTAGCTTCTGCCCTGCTTCCATGTCGGCGAACAGTTCTTCGTAGCCGTTTGTGGCGTCGGCTGCATAAAATGCTGTCATGGTTACGCTCAAGGTCTTAAGCCCTGGCAAAATTGCGCGGTAACCGCCGTTGTCTTTTGTTGTGGTGTCACGTGTCTCAGTGCTGAAGGACACAGACAAATCTGTAAGGTGGTCGACCAAGACTGGTGTTGCACCGTCGTTTGCAAACGATACCCGCAGTTGCGAGCCGTTCATAATTCCTGCTGTTGCTGCCATTATTTCTTGTTGTTGGGTTTGATGCGATCTGCAATAATCATATTAATCAGACTATCCAAATATCCAAATATCTGGTTGTCTTTTTCTGTGGGTGTAAGGTTAATCACAACCTTCACAAATGCCATCAGGGCGAGGACTAGCTCAGCCCAGTTGTGTAGTAAGAAGTTGGTCATCAGTAAATATCGTAATATGCGTTAATGTTGTTCTGTAAATACTCTCGGTTCGCACTGTTGTCCTTGTTAAAAATAATTATCTCAAGCACCTTGCCTTGGAAGCCAAATGCATTTGTTGGCGAACCGTATCCGCTAAAATGAAACTCCGCCCAATTTGTTGGTGTTGCATTTTCTACAACCTGCAAGACTCTGCCGCTTAAATAGCTGTGTATAGTGCCGATTGTTGTAACGCCATATTCTGCAACCTTTTGCACACCGTTAACGTACAGGTCTGGGCTGCCGTAATTACCAAAAATATTGAGGTCGTTAGGTGACAAGCTGTTGGCATTGAAGCCATATTTATTGCCTGCTTCGGAGCCTGTCCAGAGCAAATACCTGTCGTCTGTCGTGTTTGTCACTAGGTATTTGTCAAGCCGTGTTTGTGGGTTAAAATCAGTGTGGTCAAATTCTAAGGAATTGAAAACCGGGTCGCCAGTAGTGCCTGTTTCAAATCGCAACGCCGCTTTACCGCCGCTTGTCTCAAGCACACCAGCAGTCACAATGTAAGGTTGATCTGTTGTTACAGTTTGCGTGCCATTATTACCTCGCCCGCTTTGATCATACCACGTTGTTACACGTGCGTCATTTGACCCTACAAACGCCAGCAAAGTTGTTGTGTCCAAGTCACCAGCAGCTGTGAAACCAATGTCTTGTTCACTGTCGTTGTTGCTGTTACGCACACGAATAGCGGCGCCCGTGTAGGCGTTGTTTAATTTGCGCAAACCAAACGCGCCAACAGCGCCGTTGGCAATTGTAAGCACTGGCGTCGTGCGTGCCGTGTAGTCTTGCACGCTTATAAACAGGTTGCGCTCTGCGCTTACCTCTGTGACTTCATTTGTGTACTTCACAGATTGCACAGTAACTGTTTCATACACAATCTGCGACTGCCGCGACAACGCCGTGCGCACCTTGTCTGCAAGGTCGTTGGCTGCTGCATACGTGTCAGCCACGCTAAACACCTCGAGTTGCGCCTCGTCTACTGGCGCGCTGTCCTTGGTGTCGACAGGCGTGTTGGACACAACGCTGTAAACAACGTAAGGCGTGGACGCGCCCTCCTCTGCCAGCTCTGGATAGATGCGCGTGCCGACCAACGCGGCAACCGCGCTGTCGTCTTTTAGCATGCTGTATATAGCCGCTCCTACTTTCATCTCATAAAGCGTTCAAATTCCTGACGCAGCAGTCGATTGCGCAGCTGCTTCATGCGGTTGCTTGTTGCCTTCTGTGTGCGCGTAAATAAACCCTTGTTGCGTGCTGGCCCAAAGCCGCTGCCGTTCTCGACAATGCTGGCAAACCATCCGTTTTGCCTGTTGCGCTTCATGCTGCCACCGCGTCGGCTTGTCTTTGGACCTGCCAATGTGATCGCCTTGTTGCTGCGTCGAAAGGTCTTAATGCTGCGCCGCAGTGTGCCTGGCCGCGTCATTGTTCGCACGTTGTTGCGCACGCCGTCCTTGCTGCCTCGGTTACGCCCTGGGCCTGTGCCCTTGTTGTAGACGTAGATGTCGTCTTTAGCGTCTTTAATGTTAGCACGTAGCGCAACGTTGTACACCTCAGCCACGCGCTCGTCGATGGCACGCAGCTTCTGGGCGTCCTTCTCGCTCCACTTGGCCAGGCGCGCAATCTTGCGCTCCAGCTCTTTCATGCCGTCTACCTTGATCGCTGCCATCACTCAGATACTACGCGTTCAGTGATTAGGTGCAGCTCATTCTTTCGGCCCACCTCCTGCACAGCCAAAATGTTGTAGATGTTGCCGCCGTAGCTGATGCGGTACTTGGGCGTCACAGCGCGCGTTTCTGTGCTGCTGCGCACGCGCCACGTCACGCGGTTTGTGCTTGTCTCCTGTTCCTCCAGCACCGCGCTGCTGGCGCTCTTGTTGTCCAACGCAGCCCACACCGTTACATAGGTAGACCATGACGGCACGGTCTGGCCGTACACGTCCGCAGTGCGCGAGGCGCTCTGAATGACAATGCGTCTATCTAGAAACCCGATGTTCACTGCCTGTTGTCAATGATGCGTTCAACACTAAGCAGCGACTCAACTGCAATCGGAATAGTAGCCGTAATCGTGCCCGTAACCACTGCGCGCCTGTTCTCGTACCAGTGCGCCACCAGCATCTTCACAGCGTGCTTGACGTTGGCCGATTCTTCGACGCCTACCGCAGCCGTCACGCGTACAGGGTGCGCGTTGTATGTCTCCAGGTCGGGCGTGTCGTGGAAGTAGATCAGCATGCCGCCGTCTGTTGCCGCCGTGGTGTAGTACTTGCTTGCGTCTAGCGTCTGCTCTGCGCCAGCTGTGTCGTTGTACTTTACGTCTGTGATGGCTGTTACTGGCCCGTAAGCCAGCGCTGCGTTGCGCCATCGTTCAACGTGAAACACTGCAGAACCGCCTGCCGTAAAGCTGCGGTTACAGTAGTCCTCAACCCATGCCACTGCCGCGTCCAATAACGCCGTGATTGTAGTGTCCTCGTCGCTTGAGTCGACGCGCAGAAACTCCTTAGCGTCAGCCAATGTGACGACGCTAATGCCTGATGTGTGTGCTGGACGTACTACGTGCATGGTAATATGAAAAAAAGGAAGCCCAGCCCATTGCCAGGCTTCCCGTGTTAGTCAATTGTTAGGCCACAAAGTCAGACGTGTAAGCCAAAGCTCCTGCCTGGCGCACATCGACGTCGTAAAACTTGTTTACGTGCAAGGCAATTTGTGCTGTGCCTGCGTTGCTGTATGGGTCAACCAACAAGTCGATGCCACCAAAGAACGCCAACACCATGCCGAGCTGGAAGTCACCAAACAACACAGCACCTTGAGCGGCGTTGTCGTCAACCAAGTTTGGCGTGAAGTTAGTTGGGTAACCGTCAATGTTGTTGCCCTCCATCAAAGCGCTAACGCTAGCGATTGCAGCCTCGGCTTTCAAGATAGACAATGCCGAAGGTGAGCCAATGTACTGGCAACGTGCCAAATCGCCACCAGCAGCCAACACAGCTTTTTGCATGTTGTACAAATCTGCTGAAGCAACAGCGGCACCAGCTTTGTCCACGATGGTGCCAGCAGAAGCGGCAGCCTTAGCAAACACAGCCTTGTCAATGGTCTCGTTGATACCAGCAGCCAACTCGCGTGAAATCATAGCGTCCACCTGAGCACCGCCCTGCAAAATCAACTGCTTGCTGTACTTGGTGTTGGCAGCCACACGGATGGGTGACAGTGTCACCTCGTCAAGCTCCAAGCCTGACGCAGCATCAGCAGAAACTTCTGTTTCTTCAGTACCTGCAGCCTTAGCAGAAACGCGTGGGAACTTCAAGTTGCCAGTTGCGTTGTTGATGGTAGTGACACCGACGCGCTCAGCCATAGTGGGTGTGCGCAGGGCGTCAATGACACCAGGCACAGAAGTGGCAACAAAGCCAGAGCCGTCACCGCTGTCAGCCTGAAAATCGTCAGCACCACCAGCACGGTACAATGCTGAAGCAGGAATACCAATCTGGCCGCTCATCTGCAAGCCGCGCATCTGGTACTCTTTTGCTGCCTCCTGGCTCCACTCAGCTTCTGCGCCTTCGAGTGCCTTGCCAAAGCTGGCAGCTTGCACAGCACGGCTGAGGCTGAAAGAACGATTGATTTTGTTGATTTCCTTGGCCTCAGACACGGACGCGCCGCCCATTTGGGCCTGACGTGCGATCATGTCTTCGTG